CCATCTCGTACTCATCACGCTCGAAGTCCACCTCGTAGAAGAGGTTATAGGTCTTGTCACGGATGCGACCAATTAATCCCGTTTCCTTGTGGGCTACCAACCTTCCGTGGTAGCCCCCTTCCAATAATTTGAAGTTTAGCATAATCCGAATAATTTTACAATGTTTTCATTAGACTGAACGCCATTCTCGATGGTGCTGATAGCAGTCTTCAACCAACGGGCGGTATCATCGTTGTTTTTGAACTGAGTCTCATCGGGTGCAGGGAAGTCGACAACCATTTCATCGTTGCTCATCCCGACCCAATCACGGAAGTCATCATCGCTGATGATGTACTTGCTACGCTGATATCCCGTACGACTACCGCCATATCCCGAGCCAACAGACTCGTGGATAAGTTTTCCTGCGTTCTCGAACCAAGTGAACCCAATTCTGCGGAAGAAACTCGGATGAGCCGTAGCAGATACACGAGGCACATCAACCACATCTTCGTAGTCTTTAATGGTCACGACTTGACACCCGTTACCTCTAAACACACCCTCGTTGCTGATGTACAGACTAATCTTCACATCAACCTGCTGAGCGAGTTGGTCAACAAGGGCGCAAATCGCACCCCCGTGTCGTGTGAACTGCGTAGCGCTCACACCTGCAACCGCATTGGTGCTGTACACGATGTGTACACGAGGCTTAGCGAACTCATCCGCATCTTTGTAGTAGTGGAACGGGTTTCCGTTGCAGTACGCCCCGACATTGAGCGCCTCGCCTACAACCGCCTTGCGTGGCTCTTCAACCTCGTGGTTGAGTAGCGCACCCAAGTCTGCACGAGCCTTGAGCATTTTCTTCACGCCCATCCCATTATAACACGCATTGTACATCTCTTCGTACGACCCGATGTTGCCGTAGAACGAACCCGTTTCACGGCAGTCCGAACCCCATTCTCCGTGCTCGACATCCTCTCGGTTCGACATCTCGACAAACTCGCTGAATGTAGTCTGTACGAGGGTCAGTTTGCCTTCTCTCGCATAGCGACTCTCGGGCTTGTAGTTTTCTTTGATTTCGTAACGCATATAGCATTTTATTGTGCCCGTGGTGGGCGATTAGTAGTGGGTAGCCCGAGCACGACCTCAGCGCTGACCTTGTTGCAGTCAGTCCGCTACCCTTAGCGAATCATTATAGCGATACGCCATTCAACAAACGTTTCTTCACATCCGCAGGAAGTCCGTTCAAACAAGAGAACTCAACCGCTTTCTTCAATGTCCAACCGAGGCTATCAACCATTTGGTTGCAGTCAATCGCTTGGCGAGGCGTGATAAGGATTTGGTCGTAGCCATTGTCCTTAGCGTTCTTGCGGATAGACTGAACTACACGAGTAGCCTCAGTATCGCCACAGATTGCTTTCTCTAACTTGGTGTCGATATCCCACTCGATGCGAGTGAAACGAGTAAGCGTAGAGCCATCTTGAGGCTTAGCCGAGGCGTAAGTCTTAGATGCCCCCGTGCCGAATGTGTTTTGACAAGCAATCACACGGAAGTCAGCGTGGCGCTCAACCATACCATCGGGGAAGCCGTAGCAGTCCCCTGCAAGGATACCATTCAATGCAATGGTAGTCTCAGTATTTGAGCGGTCAAACTCATCGAGGATGAGCACCTTACCATTCTCGTAGGCATCACGCAGTTTCGTGCTGATGTACTCGCCCGTTGTTGGGCTGATAGCACCAACCAAATCGAACGACTGCATCTTGCCGTGACAAGACTCGACTACGTAGTCTAAGTCTAAGGCACGAGCCATTTGGATAGCCCCGTGAGACTTACCGCTCCCTGCCTCGCCAATCAAGGCGATGTTTTTCTTCATACCCACAAGCGCCACCGCATCAGCGAATGACTTGTGTGCAGTCTCAACACGCTTGGTCGCAGTCGCAGTAACGACCTCAACCTTGGTGGGCTTGATAGCCTTGAGTTTACGCTCAACGATGGCCTCCACTTGAGCCTCATCTACTGATGCCCCACCTTGAGACATCATCGCCAACGCAGTCGTTAGCATTTGCATAGGGTCTTGTTGTCCTTGCATAGTTTGTGTAGTCTTAACAGACTCAGTCTGTGGTTTAGCCTCGGGTTGCTCGACCATAAAGTCAATCATAGCACCCTTGATTTTTTTAAGTTGCTCTCTGTCGAATTTGAACTCACCACCCACAAAGAGTCTGTCGGGTGTGGCGCTCAATCCGTCCTCATCGAAGAACTCACCACTTGGATGAACACGGGAGTACACCGCCAATATGTTTTGCGAACTGCGGTAAGCAAAGATGAAACGAACCATATCCATACCCGTTTCAGTATCGAAACGAGACATATACCCTGCATCAATCTTGTTAACCGCTTGTTTGGTACTCATCTTACCCGTTGATGCGGTGTTAATACCTGCTTGACGGAATAAGTCTTGGCTCTTGGTAGCCAATTCATTGATTTGGATTGTTGAGTAGTCCAATCCCATTTGGGCTACTGCCCATACATCTGCTACGAATCTCATAGTCTTTGAATTTGTGACCCGTGGTGGGTCGGTTAAAAATAAATTAGGGGGTAGCGCAGTCCCTTGAAACTGCCCCGACCTATAGCCGTTCTACCCTTTGTTGATTAGAGGTACACGCATCCGTACAACACACCCCCGTTTAGGACATAGACTAGTGAATCAATAGCTACCCCCAAGATGAATGCTCCACCGCTAATTAGAGCGATGTCAGTAAATGAAATTTTAGTTAGTGTTTTCATTTGATTATAGATTTTTAGTTAGACTTAGAATACTTTTTTCAACTGCAGGGTCTGACTGCGTAAACTGAGCACAGATATCGCTATAGAGTTCTATCATTTGCACCAATTTCGGGTCATCGCCTACTTTCTCTACCTCGTTCTCATCCATATGCATTACGATGAGACTACTCACATAGCGGATAGGGTAGAACTCGTGGCTCGTACCCGTACCCATTATGCCGTACAATTGTGTCTTTGGTGTTTCTACCAATACCTTGAAGATGTTGCTCTTGAGACTCATACTGCGTAAGCGAATTTTAGGTTAGACTTTACCTCAACGTACCCTACAGATACGACCTCTTTTGGGGCGCTCATTAGAGCCTTTGCCTCTGCGAGTCTCTGCTTCATTGCGAGGCGCTCAGCACGACCCTCTGCAGGTTTGTGGTTTACATTGAACTCAGCGAACTGAGTCGCATCAAATTTGTCCTTGTTTGAAAGGAATTTAGCACCCGAGGTGCTTCTTGTGACCTTAGCCATAACACTTGATTTTAGTGGATTAATTTAGGTGGGGTGGGCAGTTTCGCTCTGCCATACGAGTCGTGCCGTTCAACATACTCTGCGTAACGATGAACAACGTTCTCACACACCCCACGGGAATGGGTCAAAGACCTACGCTTTGATACTGACTCTACATAGAGGATTTTGTGAGCGCACCTTGGTACGCACCTCGTAGCGATTTTCTCGTTCTCGGTCTAAGCAACAGACCCTCACTTTCGTACTGCGGTGGACTTACTAGTGAACTATTGCGGTATCCCTACTAACCATTACTACTGCGGTACTCATTGCTGAATCCCGTTTTCTTTTCGTGGTGTTCGTTCGTGCATCCTGCATCCAAGGTGCTCTGTTCGTTCAGTCCGTATGGCTTTGTGGTAGGCTTACTAACTGAGTCTGCGTAATGCAATAGCGGTTGCTACTCTCAGCGTTCATCCGTACCTCGAAGCGGTGTGGGTGTTGGTCAAGTATCCGTCGGGCGTGGTTGCCTCGGCTTACGGGGTGGCGTATCTGTTAGTCCTGCAACAGAGTCGGCTCGGTAACATCGGCATCTCGTTAGTTTGTTTTGAGAAGTCAGCCTCTCGGCCTCGATGTCTCGGTGTCGGTCTTCTTATGTGAGGCTCTCGCCCTCTCAACCCTTCCGATTGACATTCGCAATGTAGGTCGGAAAACCAATACCACGCAACCCCCAAAAAAATAAACCCCCAAATCGCCTTAATATGACCCGCGCGAGGAAATGCCCTCTATCCCAAGCCCACAAAGGGATACAGCCGATTTCAAGCCCATCGAAAAAAAATCCAAAAAAAGTGAAAATTGGTATTTTATACCTACTCAAATCCCAAGACACAAAAAAAACACTTGACAAGAGTTAAACCCTCTGATGTTCAGCGAGTTACAAATTATTTTATTATTTTTCATCGTTGTTGATAACCCGTGAAACCCAAGCCACCAAAGGGATACAGCCGTGGAACACAGACTAAATACCGAAAATAGGGGTTGCATATGTCAAAAAGAATATAGGTGTACCGATGGAACTTAATCCGCACAAGGTAAAGCCCCGTAAACAAAGGAATACAGAATATAAAAGGACTGATTGACCTTTAATCGAAGAGCCGATTCGTGAACCCCCATAAACATTGGGCTACAGAGTTGTTTTTCCTAAAACATAAAAGGTCACATTGGGACATAACCAAAAGCGCCAACATCCACGGGGCACGAGCGCCCTGCATCCCCCGTAAACACTACACCCACCCGATAGGGTCGATGCCCATTTATTAGCGTGGATTGCCCACATATTAACGCAATAGATATCCACACCCGAAGAGGTGAAGAGGCTAGGGTAGGTGATAGACTCGCAGACTACAAGCGCCAAGGCAGTAGGCATAGGCATTCCCGTATGAGGGGTAGATGGTTAGACTTTCAAAGGTGGGGCAGAAGGGGTGGTTGGATAGTCCCCACGTCTCGCCCGTGTGACCAAAAAGCCAAAACTTTTTTGACCAAATCGGTAAACATAGGGGGTAGGGGGTTTGGATTTCCGTTTCGGGTTCGGGTTTGCAGCGTCCGTATATATATATAATCCCCACACTCTCTATACCTCAACCTTTTTTCCATTTTACCAAAACCATTTAAACGCTTTCTAACGGCATTTTTATGGAGGCGGAAGGGTACAGTACCATAGGTACATAGAAAGCACTTCAGAAACCACGATATGGAGTCTGTTCTAACGAGGGGATGACGCAAGTGCGCTCCGAATATAATTAGCCCTTAAAACTTGTGATGATTTAGTGGGTGTGTGAACTCCCCCACTTGGAGCACGAGGGATGAGAAAGACAAGTGTCTCACGCTCTCGCTGTGATATTGAGGCAAAGTTACAACATATTTTTGACATTTAAGGCTGTTTTCCTAACTTTTTTAGGTTGAAACGAATATTAGGTAAAATATGGGCATAATCGTCTCACGTATGTTAAGATGTGGGTAAACACAACTTTCGTATCTTTGCGTATAAATACATATATTATGGAAACACTAAAGAATTTTTGGAGTGAGTACCGTTGGGGTGTTACTTGCTCTTTTGTTACAGCGTTATTGGTATCTGAACAAGACCACTTAATAACGGGTGCATTTTTTGCATTAGCATCTTCTGTCGCTCTATTCATCTTTGATAAGATGTATAAGAGTTAATAACTCTTTCTTACCTTTATATAATACGGAATTGAAAATTTCGGAACGCGCTTCGCGCTAACAGGAAAGGAGGTGTATAGTATCTTAGAGAAGCCCTTGCGTATGTGGGGGCTTTTCTGTATATTTGAAAAACTATGATTTACACATTACTCGCAATATCATTTGGAGCATCGGCATTATATTTTTTTGCTGCATCTCAAATCCAAAAAAAATGCTTTCGCATACTTACCGAGGAAGAAAAGGAAGAACTCGGACTCGGCAGTATAAAGGACGAGGAAATCAGAATCTTTGACTCAGAAAAAGCGGGTAGGTGGTTAGCTGTTATGGCGGTGTGTTGGTGGATTGGCTACCCCGTCATACAGATTCACAAATGGCTAGAAAAATAAAGATATTACTTTGTACCTTTGCTATATATGGACTTTCGTTATATTGCTTGGGGACTCAAGTATATAAAAGCAGTTTTATTCGCTATAAAACTTCGCTTCTGTCTTTTGTGTTTGGAATATATCTTATTCACTCCTCCACCTATGAAGGCACTAAGGAGAGACTTAAAAAGAGTGGAAAACTCTACTTTCCGACAAGGTATAGAGTGGGCAAGGACGGTAAAGGCGAAATATTTCTTTTAATACCTTATCTCCTCTTCTCCGTACAACTTACGATAAAGACGTTGAACGTTGTGTCTCCCTTTATGACTTACAGACAACTTCTGAGCATTGCGCCGTATGTTAAAATGTACATCGACATCTTCACGACGCTTGGTTGGATTGAAGTATTCCTCAAGATATCCTTTCTTCTTCAGAGGAAGTATAATCCTTTCGTATAATTTTTTACGAGATTGCCCATAAGATTGTGCTGCCCAAGTAATTTCAAAAAACTCCAAGTCGTACACATATAACAGAAATTCTAACTCAGATTTTGTTAAGTCTGTGTATTTTACCATATCCCTAATTACAAGACTCCAATACTTTATGTCATTGTGCCTTACGTATTTATCTTGTAAAGGCAGGAACTCTCGATTTATCTTCTTTTTGTGTATCTTGCTCCTCGGCATAATTTTCCGTATATTTGTAATATACAATTTAATTAAAACAAAAACAAGATGGACTATCAAGAAGCACCTCAAGAGTTCTTCGATGAGGTAGCCGAGAAACTCGAGGGCATTAAAGCTATTGTACAAAAGTACGGGCTAGAAGACCAATGGGTTTCTGCATTCGTGGGTGGAGTATATACTCCAAACGAAGATGGCTCTGCAAAACTGAAAACGATATTGGACTACGTAGTAGTAGACGAAGATGAATTAGATGAGATTCTGTCTCTTGCTGTTTCATACTATCAGCAGATGGATTCACCAAGCATTCCTCGGGAATTGAGGGATACTGATGATTGGACTTCTGAAGATTGGATGAACTTTATCCATAAAAACACAGACAAAGATGGAGACACCAATTAGAAAAATTATTTGCGGTAAAGACCCAAAAAATGGGTTTGCATTTGTAGTAGGTCAAACAATTTACGGTGGCGGAACTATTCACGCAATCGCTCAGGACGGACGTGCCGAGCAGTTGTATGGTCGCTCACGCTTTCTAATCTACATCGAGAACGAAGACGGTATACTGCTTTGGAAAGCAATTGACAGTATGCCTGTTATTGTTGAATACGATATTGACTTAGGATAATGAAACCTTTATACGACTTTATAGTAGAAATTGGTAAACTATATCAAGACGATATTCAGTTATCTGACGGAGCAATTTTGATTAAGGATACGCGCTTTGATGATTTCGAGGGACGTATCTCTTATGGTACTATTAAAGCTATTCCTGCTAAGTGGAACATTCCTGAAAAAGTACAGGTCGGAGACACACTTATTTTTCATCACCACGTCAACCAACAACCCGACAAGTTTGGGATTGGGAACAATTGCTACTTGGTAGCGTATCATCCAACTGAGATTACAGGACAGGCATATATGGTTATTCATCAAGACGGCTCAGTTACCGTTTTGGGAACTTGGGTAATCTTGGATGCTGTACCTGACGTAGAGGAAGAGATGGTGTCTGCAAGTGGATTGTATTTAGGTACACAGAAAGTTGAGACTAAGAACGAGGCTGTTGTCTTGTACCCTAGCGAAGGAACAGATGAAGCAGGTATCGAGGTCGGAGACTTGGTTATATATAAGCAAAATGCAGACTACAGAATCACTTTGCCCGATGGCTCACAGGTGTTCCGTATGAAACCTGACTTTATTTACGCGGCTTATGTCAGATAAGAACTTTACATTAGAGGCTGCGATACGTCTATTAGAGTCAACAGAGATTGCTATCAATAATATGATTGAGGAAATCAAAAAACCTGTTGATGCTGAACTGAACGGCTCAGGTCGTAAAGCGGAACTCGCTTCAATCAAACAGGCTACATCAGATGCTAAGGATATGTTGGTAATGAGACAGGAAATAGAGCAAATGATAAAAAATGCACAAGAGACAGGAGGGCTAGAAGAAAAGCAAGACTTCTCAGGTGGATTTGCTGAAAGATTTAGCAAGTAATGCCCACATTTTAACATTTTTTTACTTTTGAGACTTTTGCTTAAACATTTAAGTAAAAAATTAAACATATATTTGTAAATCGTATACTAATGGCGGGATTAAAAAAAGTAGATGGATACGAAGAAAAAATCATCAATATATGCCCTAACGATTCAATGGGGTCTATCATCGAGTTGGAGGGGTTGTATATCCAACTTCCTGTACAGCCTGATGATGCTGAGATTTTGTTCTCCGATTTACCTCAGTCTAAGCAACATTGGGTGCGTCAAAATTTCCCACAAGTACTCAAAGGGATTCGTTCTATGGATGAGTGGGCGCAACAGCCGAGTAACTTTAGAAAAACCTATAGTGCATATATCGAAAGGGAGTTTAAGCGTAGGCGCGAAGGTGTTTGGATGTACATTAACGGTGAAGCGACTTATATCACAGGCAACCATTACTTTATGCTCCAATGGGTCAAAATTGACGGCTCATTCTACGGAGACTATTTAGCATTTCAAAGAAAACTTTTTATCCACGCTGAGGCGTGTCGTGTAGACCCAAGGTGCGTTGGACAATTGTTTACCAAGTGTCGTCGTTCGGGTTACACAAATATGGCTGTGGCCACCCTGTTGGCGGAGGGCACGATAGCAAAGGACAAAGTATTAGGGATTATGTCTAAGACGGGTAAGGACGCTCAGGAAAACGTCTTTATGAAAAAGGTAGTGTCTATGTATAAGCACTTTCCGTTTTTCTTTAAGCCCATTCAGGACGGTTCAACCAACCCTCGTATGGAGTTGGCTTTCCGTGAACCCGCAAAGAAAATCACAAAAAACAATAAAACAGCAACTGTCGGTGAAGCACTTGATACCGTAATTAATTGGAAAAACACGGTAAACAATGCTTATGATGGTGAGCGTCTATACTACTTATTCCTTGATGAAGCAGGTAAGTGGGAAAAGCCTTCGGATATCCGTGAGGCTTGGCGTATCAATAGAACCTGTTTGATTGTAGGGCGTAAAATTGTAGGTACAGCTTTGGTCGGCTCTACGGTAAACCCTATGAACAAAGGTGGTCAACAGTATAAAGATTTATGGAATGACTCAGACCCAAAAGAACGTAACGCCAATGGTCGTACACGCTCTATGCTTTACCGCATATTCATCCCTGCCTACGAAGCGCTTGAAGGATTTTTCGATAAGTTTGGAAACCCAATCATCGAAGACCCTGCAAAGCCTATGGAAGCCTTAGATGGAGAAATGATTATTATGGGGGCACGTACATACTTAAATAACGAACGTAAAGCCTTAAAAGACGACGCTAACGAACTCAACGAGGTTGTGCGTCAGTTCCCCTACTCTGCAGAAGAGGCATTCCGTGACTCTGTAAAAAGTAGTCTGTTTAACCTTGGTAAAATATACGAGCAAAAAGAGCACAACGACTTAATGTATCCTAAGCCAACCGTAACAGGCAACTTTCAATGGAAAAGTGGACAGATGGATACAGAAGTGGAGTTTGTTCCCGACCCACAAGGGCGTTGGGTTGTAGCGTGGCAGCCAAAACACGATGACAGAAACATAAAAGTAAAACACCGTAACGGACATTGGACAGCACCACACGGAAACAAAGGCGTTGGCGGAGTCGATAGTTATGACCTTGACGCCACAGTAGATGGACGAGGCTCGAAAGGCGCTTGTCATTTCTATAACAAGTTTAGTATGAATGATGTAAGTAATGTGTTTATTGCAGAGTATTGTTCACGACCACCGATGGCTAAGATATTTTATGAGGATGTATTAATGGCGGCTGTGTACTTTGGCTATCCTATTCTTATAGAAAACAACAAGTACGGTATTGCACGTTACTTTGAGGAGCGAGGCTACCTCGAGTATCTATTAGATAGACCTGCACACTTAGGCGGAGCAGCAAGTAAGTCTAAGACTAAGGGTATTCCCTCTAACTCGGCTGAAATAATTCAGGCTCACGCTATGGCTATTGAATCCTATATACATAATTATGTGGGTGAGAATATGGACACAGGGGAAATGGGTAGAATGTATCTTGACAGAACATTAGAGGATTGGATTGGATTCCGTATAGACAATCGTACCAAATACGATTTATCAATTAGTTCAGGACTATGTTTACTTGCGTCACAGATTAAGCCTAAAAAAGTAAAACAGGCTGACTTTTCTAACAAAAAGTTCTTTAGACGTTATAAGCCTAACGCTTAGGGAATTTTTCTTATCTTTGCATAATAGACAATCTTGTGCGAAATGAATAAGAACTATGGTAATTTCCCCGACCCAACAGCGAAGACTGTTGAAAAAATGTCAAAGGGGTATGGTACAGCCTATGCCAAGGCTATTATGGGACAATGGGGTGGAACAGAATCCACCACGTCACTTTATCAAAAACGATTAAAGGAATTTGAACGCGCCCGTGATTATGCTCAAGGTACGCAGTCTACTCAAATTTACAAGCAAATTTTAAACAGTCTTGACCCCAACGGCGGTCAGGGCACTCTGTTGAATTTAGATTGGACTCCCGTTCCTATTGTGCCTAAATTTGTAAAAATTGTAGTTAACAAGATTTTATCTCTTAAGCCCTATCCCAATGTAGAGGCTATCGACCCGCTATCTCGCGGAGAAAAAGAAATGAAGAAAGCACGTACACGCGCCGCTATCGAGAACAAAGACTTCTTGAAAGAAATGAAGAGCTTGGGTGTTTCTCTCAAAGACGATGTTGATGCACTTCCTGATACTCCTGAAGAAGCAGAAATCTTTATTGATACAAACATTAAAGTAGCTGCAGAAATTGCAGCACAAATTGCAGCAAACCTAACACTTGAGTGGAATGATTTTAATGACTCTACGTTTCGTCGTGCTGTTGAAGATTTAGTTGTTACAGGTATGGCTGCCGTTAAACGTGAAAACGACCCAAATCACGGTATCGTTGAGCGGTATGTTGACCCATCACATCTTATACATTCATACACGGAAGACCCGTTTATGAAGGACTTGGTATACGCAGGTGAAATTCGACGTATGACAATACACGAACTAAAGCGTATTGCAGGTAACGAACTGAGCGAAGAGCAATGGAGCAAGGTAGCTTCACAGATTAAAAATAAATGGGGCAACGACGCAAGTAAATTAAGCAAGAATTATTATGACCAACGAACAGGTCGTCAAGTATATGGATACGACGAATACTCGTTAGAAGTTCTTGACTTTGAGTTTATTGGTCTTGACGAGCAAATCTATGAAGAAAAAATGTCTCAATATGGTAATATTGGATTCTATTACAAGGGTGAAGAATACAAAATGCCTACTCAGTCTGTTTATGACCGAAAACCTGTTTATATGAAAACTATGTGTTTGTACGGGGGTTTGTATATAAACGGCGCTAACTTGCTATTAAACTATGGTAAAAAGCATAATCAACCACGTAACATCCACGATTTATCTCGCACAACGCTATCTTATTCTATAGTTGCTACCAATCTTCGCCGTATGATGCCGAAGTCTATGGTAACAGGAATTATTGGGTTTGCAGACCAATTGCAAATTACACACTTAAAAATTCAACAGGCGATTGCCAAGGCTAAACCTGATGGAATTATGATTGATATTGAGGGTCTTGATAATGTACAGTTGGGTGCAGGTGGTGAACTTTCTCCTCTTGATTTACAGGATATTTACGAGCAAACAGGTGTAATGTACTACCGCTCTAAAAACCCTGAAGGCGGATTCCAAAACCCTCCTATTAGAGAAATTAACAATACTATTCGGAACATCAACGAATTGATTGGTTTATACAACCACTATCTTCGTATGATTCGTGATGCAACAGGTGTGAATGAGGCTATTGATGGCTCTACCCCTAAAAGCGATGCTTTAGTTGGTGTAAGAAATCAACAAGCAGTAGCTGCTAATAATGCTTTATACGATATTACACACGCATCACTTGTTCTTTACAAAAGAGTAGTTGAAGATGTAATTAAATGTTTGCAGGTTTTGCAAAGCGACTCTATTCTGTATAAGACTTATGAAAAGGCTATCGGAGATAGCGCAATGGATACGTTAAAGGAATTTAAAAAACTTCCTATGTATAATTTTGGTATTGTTGTTACAACCGAAATGGATGATGCAGATAAGGCTTATTTAGAGGCAAATATACAACAAGCATTGGCTCAAAGAGAAATTGATATTGAGGATGCAATTGCAATTAGAAGACTTAAAGATGTTGACCAAGCAGAGCGTTTATTAATTGTTCGACGCGCTAAAAGAATAAAACGTCAACAAGAAATAGCAGCTCAAAATTCTCAAATTCAATCACAAGCCGCGCAACAAGCATCGGCGGCTAAAGCACAGGCGGATATGCAGGTGGCTCAGACTCAGGCTCAATTCGATATGCAGAAAAAGCAGATGGAGGCTCAACTCGAAATGCAGCGTATGCAAATGGAATATCAATTTAAACTTGAACTTGAAAAAATTAGAGGTGCTAATGCACAAGAAGTTGCTCAAGCAAGTGCAAGTATAAAAAAAGACGTTCAGGTTATGCAGGAAGACCGCAAAGACGAGCGTGTAAAAAAACAGGCTGAACAGCAATCTAAATTAATTTCTCAACGCAAAGGGGAAAGAGGGGAATTAGAACTAGAAGATGAAGATGATTTTTTATCCTCATTAAACAAACTATAATAACGTAATTTTTAGTACCTTTGCATTATGGCGTTGAAAGCAAATTTAGACATAGCACAAAGACTTGATATCACTTGCAGAAAAGGTGATACATTTGAGTTGATAATAACAATCAAAGACTCTGATGGCGAAGGATTAAATTTAGATGATTATACAGATTTTGAATTAGATGTGCGCCCAACTGACGAAGACACAGGCACTCCTGTACTTACTTTTGAGTTTGCGGATTTTACTGCTCAAGCCACAGGTGTATTAACAGCGACTAAGTCTTATGCAGATATGGCTAATGTAGAATCGGGGGTTTTTGTTTATGACCTTCAGGCTACTGATAATAATAGCATTAGAACAACTTGGTTCTACGGACTTTTTACAATTATTGACGACGTAACAATTTGATAGTCGAATGGCTATAACTGCTAACATAACTGTACCATCAAAAGGTAACAGCATTTCCGTAACACAGCCCTCTCAATCTGTTTCTGTAACTCAGAAATCTGCGAGTCAAATTTCTATTGTTGACCGCCAATCTATTGTTGGAATATCGGCGGCATCGGATAAACATTTTACTATTAATATAAATGTTAATGATTGGTCTGCGAATGGGGATGAATGGGAAACAACTATAACTCACAATCTCAACAAAAAACCATCTGTAACCATTGTTGATTCCTTTAATCAAACTCAGTATCCCGACATTGAGTATATAGACAACAATAGAGTAAAACTAATTGTGCGAGGTCAATTTTCAGGGAAGGCTCACTTCAACTAATTTTCTTATCTTTGCAAATAGTTATATAACATAAACTTTTTGCAAATGAAATTTCTAAACAATTTAGACCTGCAAAGCAATGAGTTGCAGAATGCTGTAATTCATAACTATGCAGGTAATCCCGACGGAAACCTTAGCGGTACAGAGGGTCAAATTGTATACTCAACTACACTTGATGCGCTTTTTTATAATGATGGTGCTTCTGCTACTAGTTGGGAACAATTGGCTTCAGGTACGTCTGCGGTTTCATCCGTAACGGCGGGTGATTCATCTATCGTTGTTGGCGGTACATCGACAAATCCAACTATCGCTCACGCAGACACTTCGTCTGTTTCTGACGTTACTGCTGCGTCTCGTACTTACGTAGACGGTATCACATTTGATACTTACGGGCACGTACAAACTATTAGTACATCTACAGAAACTGTAACCAACTCAGATACTACGTATTCTGTTAGCGTTGGCGCAGGTGCTTCTAACTCATCTACTATTGTCTTGACCGCAGGTGGTTCAGGCTCAGGTACTGACAGCATCGAAATTGCAGGTGGCTCTAATGTTACTATTAGTGAATCAGGTGATGTAATCACAATTGCTGCTTCAGATGACAACGACATTGATTATGTAAACGCAGCATCTTTTTCAAGTGGTACGCTTAATTTAACAGGTGTCGGAAACGCAGGTGCATCTGTTTCTCTTGATGGTCGATATTTACTAATTGGAGATGAGGATGCAGGTTTCAAAACCATTTCTGTATCGGGTCAAAGTGACGTAGTGGCTGACGCTACTGACGACACACTAACACTTGCTGCGGGAAGCAATGTGACGATTACTACAAACGCGTCTACTGACACGATTACATTTGCCTCTGCTAATGATAACGACATTGACTATATTAGTGGTGCTACATTTAGTTCAGGAACTTTAAATTTAACGGGTGTTGGTAATGCAGGTGCTTCTGTATCCCTAGATGGACGTTACCTTCAATCTGAGTCTGACACTCTTGACAGCGTAACAGGCCGCGGAGCTACTACAACTAATGCAGTTACAGTTGGCGACCTAACCGTAAATGGGGATTTAACTGTTTCGGGTAATCACATTATAACTCTTGCTGAAGAGGTTCGTGTAGAAGATAGCCTGTTTGTTCTTAATCACGGATTTACGGGAACTCCATCCGAGGATGCGGGTCTATTAGTGGAGCGTGGAACTGCTACTAACGTAGCGATGATTTGGGACGAGTCTGCTGACGAGTTTGTATTTGGTACAACAGCTGAAGCAGGTGCTGACAACACATTAACACTATCGGGTACTGCTGCTGTTCGCACAGGCGCTCTTGAAGTTGACGGAACTCTTCAATTGGACTCTGTTGTTAATGCAGGTGTTGACACGGATAAGTTTCTTGTATTAGATTCTTCGGGTAATGTAGACTTCCGTACAGGTGCTGAGGTTCTTTCTGATATCGGTGCAGGTTCAGGTACAATGAGCGAGTTTACTATCTCTGACGGTAGCAGCACTTCAGTAATCACAAATGGAGATACAGTTACAGTTACAGGAACAGGACTTATTTCCGTAGCAGAAAGCGGTGGGACACTTACAGTTAGCACTACTGCTAACAACTATTCTCACCCTACTCAGTCTGCAATTAATGCTTCGGGTTCAGGGGCAACGGTTGTTGACGGAGTTACCGTTAATACTTTGGGTCATACTACTGCGGTATCTACTCGCACTCTAACTCTCGCTAACCTTGGTTACACGGGTGCTACTGACGCAAACAACTATGTCCTTCCAAGTGCAACTACAACTGTTACGGGGGGTGTTGAACTTGCTACTACTACTGAGGCCTCTACAGGTACTGATAGTTCTCGTGCTGTTACTGCTGCGGGTGTTCAGAAATTTTACAACGATAGACGTTACAAGACTTCTATTGGTGATGGAACTAACACAGCTTACACGGTTACTCACGGATTGGGTACTAAAGATGTAGTTGTACAGTTGTACGACGTAAGTTCAGGCGATACTGTTTACGCTGATATTGTTCGTTCAAGCACTACTGAGTTAGAAATTACTTTTGGTTCTGCTCCTGCAAGTAATGATATCCGAGTTCTTGTTATTGAATTATAATAATAAACCACGATTATAACAATAGAGGGCGGTGCTTGTGCATCGCCTTCTTTTTTTGTATATTTGCAGTACAATTAGACATCTATGAAATTCCTGAATAACATCGAGGTTGGGGCTACTCCTAACTTTACACTACCATTATCTGATGGTTCTTCTAATCAGATTTTGCAGACTAATGGGTCGGGTACTGTATCTTGGGTAGACTTACCCGCAGGTACTACAGATACAAACGATTATGTTACTGCCGCAGCATTTAATACATCAACAGGAGTTGTAACCCTAACGGTTCAAAATCAAACCGCAGTAACAGTTAACCTAGATGGTAGATATTTAACAGCACATCCAAACATTACCGCTGCATCGAGCGTAAACAACTCAGGAAACACATACATACAAGATATAACATTAGACAGTAATGGTCACGTTACAGGACTTGCCTCTGCAGCTGTTACCTATCCGTTTAGCGATTTTAATGTTTCTGATGGTAGCACAACTAGTTCTGTCGCTGACGGCAATACAGTTACTTTTCAGTCGGGGACGGGAATTTATGTTCAAAACGACGGCTCAAACAACATAAACATTGCAATAAAACATTTAGGGCTTGAAAATCTTGCAGACCCTAACGCTGATAGAATTGCGTTTTGGGATGATTCAGCAGGTGCATTTGCTTGGCTTACAGCAGGTAGCAACCTTAGTATTACAGGAACTACAATTAACGCAACAAATACAAATACTACATACACAGCGGGTGCAGGACTCGACTTAACGGGCACAGTATTTTCCTTGGAATCTGACCTTCGTGGAGATGTTACTTATGTGGGTAGCAGCGCAAACGACTACATTCAGTTTGATGCAGCTTCGGGGACTCGTATGGACTTTTTCGTCAATGGCGCAATAGCAGGTGCTTGGAGAAATGATGGAGCACCTGAATTGCATTGTGATGGGGATATCATTGGATACTCTTCTACCATATCTGATGCCCGTCTAAAAAAGGACATAGAAACTATTGAGAGCGCTTCTGAGAAGGTTTCTCAACTTAGAGGGGTGGAGTACACTTGGAAAAAAGGAAGCCGCAAGGGGCAACGTGAAATAGGTCTAATTGCACAAGAAGTTGAGGCTGTAGTGCCTTCAATAGTTCGTGAAAAAAAACTTGTTTTAGTAAGCGGATTAGATGATAGTTCTGCGTCATACAAAACTGTAGACTACGAAAAGTTAATTGCATTACTTATTGAATCGAACAAAGAACAACAGGATATTATTGCTCAGTTAGAGGAAAGAGTAATCGACTTAGAAAACAGATTCTAATGGCTTTACAATCATCAGGTCAAATAAGCGTATCAGATATTAATACTGAATTAGGAAGAGGTGCTCAGGATACTCATGCTTTTAAAAGCGCTGCTCTTGGTTCTTATGGTGCGATAAACACAGCATCTACCGTATATCCAAATAATAGTGCTCCATTCCAAATAAGCGAGTGGTATTCATATGACCATAGCGCATCGTCGTACACCAACTCTCACTACTTGTCGTTTACTAGAGGCGACGCATTAAGAAAAACTGCGTTTTCTTCTCCGTTCCAATTAAGCGGCTCTCAAGACCTTACAATATCTATTTGGGTTAAAAAAGGCTCTACTTCCGCTAATGAAATTTTATGGGATTTGTCTGCTTCACAATCTAATACAGCAAATAGATTTTTCCTTCAGTATCATTATTCATTAAACAGATTTGTAGCAAGACACAGAACAAACGCTACAAACTACGATAGGCAATGGTCTTTGCACGATAACAATTCATCTATAGGCTGCGGTACTTCTTCGGGGACTAAGTGGAGCAGTAGCAACAGAGGTAATGTTAATGGGGATGACTACGGTATGCTAACAATTGTATATGACGCGTCTCAATCAAATTCAGTCAATGGGTTAAAGTTGTATTGGAATGCAACTGAGGTCACATCTACTGCCTCAAATAATTCAGGAACAAGAAGCACGGCTAATGTTTTAGACTTTACGTTAGGTAACAATAATCATAACCCTACTACAACTGCAGGTGGATTTAGCGGAGATATGGACGAGGTTAAGATATTTACCTCAGCACTATCCTCCTCTGATATTACATCCTTGTACAACTCGGGCGTTGTTGCAGACTCTGCAAATTCATTTAGCACAGGTCTTCATACCGAATTTACATTTGACACAGACACTTCTGATTCTAATGGTAGTTTCCCTACCGTTCAAACAAACACCGCAACAAGAACAGCGTACTAACTTGTTTTTTAAATATACTTTCGGTATATTAGTTACATAGCATTAAAATTTAATTTAGTTATGGCTAAAGCAAAAAAACTAACAAAAAAAGAACACGAAAGTCTTGTCGAGGCTATTGAATCACTTCGTGTTAATGAAAGTAAATTTAACTCTTTTGCACGTCAGTTGGCTGATGCTCAGTTTCAGTTTAGTGAGGCTAATAGTCTGTTGAAAAATGTGCAATCAGAACTCTCTGCATTGCAGTCTACGCTTATGGAAAAGTACGGTAACGTTAACATTAACGTAGAAACAGGTGAACTAATTAAACCTAATAAAGAATAATCTAAGTGGATTTTATGGTTAGTGGTTTTTACACTTAGAATACAGATGAGGGGGGCTTTGCTCCCCTTTTCTTTTTTTTATGTATCTTTGCATCTATGGATAACAGGATAAAAAACCTACTCAAAAAACACAGATTAGCGGGAGTCAATAAGGCTAAGCGTACACCTCGGCATCCGAAGAAGTCACACATTGTTTTGGCTAAGGAGGGGGACACGACAAAACTAATACGTTTTGGTGAGCAGGGTGCATCCACGGCAGGTAAACCTAAAGCAGGTGAGTCTGACAAAATGAAAAAAAAACGTGCATCGTTCAAATCGCGTCACAGAAAAAATATCGCAAGAGGGAAACTATCTGCGGCGTATTGGGCTGATAAAGTAAAGTGGTAATGGATAATATGTTTTCTGCATTGACCGCTTTAGTGGTTGGAGTAACATCTACAAAGGCGTTTGATTATTATTGGAGAGTTTATAGACACAAGTCTGACAAGTCTGACAATGTAATCGTCGCTAAAGACGAAACAATCAAACTGCTACAGGAAAGAGCAGAAGATTTATTGGCTGCATATAAAGGATTAGAACTGAAGCACGAAGAATTAATGAAGGAAATTGTAGACCTCAAGATGGAGAATGCTACACTCCGCGCTGAAATCAAGTCTATGGGCGAACGTGTCTCTGACTTAGAAGCGGAAAACATAAAGTTAAAAACAATAAACGAAATCTTAAATCATAAGAAATAATGAAGATTAAGTACAACAAAGGCGGGAAGCCAAGACGTAAGTCAAAAAGAGATATCAGCACGAACAAAACTACTTCGGCTGCTCAAAACGACAAACAAAGACGCGTAGACCAAGGTCTTAAAGTTCGTCGTGAAGATTATGCTACAGGTGTAAAAGGTAAAGATGCGTACCTTGCTGACCAAAAAGCATCTGTTGCTAAGCGTAGAGAAATTCGTGAAGGATTCCAAAACAGAATCAGAACGATTAATCAAGACTTTGAAGCAGGTAAAATTGATGCTGCTACAAGGAGAGAACTAAGAGCAGAACTAAGAGCAGACAAGCAGAAGTTTACTAATGAGTTAGCAGGAAGTTCTCAAGGTTACATGAGTGAAGCAGACCGTCAAGGTAAGCGTGAAAATAGAGCAATAAGCACTATAAACGTTAAGAAAAAAGATGGTAAGCGTATTACAAACTCTACTGACGAGGCTAACGCTATCCGTATGACTAAGACGGGTAAAGAGGCTAAAGAAGTTGTAGAAAGACGTGCTACCAAGCCATTGGTACGAGGCGAAAAAGATAAGCGTGATGTTTCTATAGAAGAAGCAGCAGCGACTAAAAAGACGAGAAACTACAACAAAGGTGGTAAAGTGCCTAAAAAAGGCAAGGTAATGACTCTATCGCAAAACTCACGTCAAGAAAACAGAATGGGTTACGTACCACCTCGCAATGCTGACGGCTCTATTAGCATTAAGGCAGACACTTCTAAATTAAGAGGTAGAGATAAAAAAGAGTTTGCTGAACTTTACGGGAAAAAATTCAACGAAGGCGGCACAGTTCCTAAAAAGCGTCCTAAAAATGCAACAAAAAGAGATTACTCTCGAGTAGACCCTGCTAAACTAAAAGGCAAGGAAAGAGAAGAGTTTATCAAAAAGTATGCTAAAAAAGGCCCGAAAAAGCCTTCTCGTCCGCAAGGATTTATGTAATGAAAAAAACAGCCTTATATTACAAGAATAATAAAAAGGCTCGTGATAAGAAGAAAAAGTACGACAAAGCGTATAACGGACTTAATCTTCACAAAATCGCAAGTCGTATGAGAGCGCGTCGCAAACTGCAAAGTAAGGGACGCGTCTCTCCTAACGACGGTATGGATGTAGACCACGTAGATGGAAACCCTATGAACAACAAGATAGGTAACCTACGTGTAATTACCAAGTCAACCAACAGGTCTAAGAAGTAATGTCTAAGAAGTTTAAACCACATATGATGTACAAAGGCAAGAAGGCAGTTATGGCTAAAACTATGGCTGACCACTTGCGTTTGAAAAAACAAGGATATGGTCACGACAAGCCTAAGTATAAAGGCGGTGGTAAGTTGGAAAAGCCTGTAAAGGGCGGGATGCTAGACGAAGTTACGATAACAGCTTCTAAGTCTAAAAAGCCTTTGATAAGAAGAATGACCAAAGAGGAGAAAAACGCTCCGAAGTTTATAGGCGGTAATGCTCCTATGGTTGGAGGTGCTAAGCTATTGGGCATGGGAAAGAGCGTGTTTAGTCTAGCGAAAAAAGCTCCTAGTGTATTGTCAAAAATTGCTCCCTCTGTGGCGAACGCTATAGGAGAAGGACTTGAGGCTAAAGATATAGTCGTAAAAGTAAAAAAGAAATTTGAAAATGGTGGTAAAATGCCCAACGTAAAACCTGACAACAGAGAGAAGCTAATATCTACTTACAAAAAGGGCGGTAAAGTAAAAGAAAGTTTTGAAGGCTATGAAAAAATAGCATCTTCTAAAAGTTCAAATGCATTAATGGCTAAAAAAGCCACACATCACGGTAAGCACACTAATGCTAAATACAAGTTTACTAAAGACAAAAAGGGCAATATGCATATGTATGCTAAGTTTAATAATGGCGGTAAGGTCAAGTCTAAAGTAAACGAAGCGGGTAACTACACAAAGCCCTCTATGCGTAAAAGGCTGTTTAATGCTATTAAGGCAGGTACTAAGGGTGGCCGTGCAGGACAATGGTCTGCACGTAAGGCACAACTCTTAGCAAAGCGATACAAAAAAAATGGCGGAGGTTACACAAACTAATGGCTTTAAGTAAATCACAACAGAGTCTAAGAAAATGGACTAAGCAACGTTGGACTACGTCTGACGGCTCTAAGTCTGAGGGTAAGAAAAGATACTTGCCTAAAGCGGCTTGGAATGCCCTAAGTCCTGCACAAAAGGCGGCTACCAACAAAGCAAAGGCTGAGGGTAACAAAAAAGGTAAGCAGTTTGTTAAGCAACCAAAAAAGATTGCTAAATTAGTTAAGAAGTTCAGAAGATACAATAATGGAGGCAGTATTCCTACTGACCCGCCTAAACACTCTCTGCAGAGGCTAAAAGAAATGTCTGCTGCTATCGAAAGCCTAAAGGCTACAATAAGAGAAGAAGGAAAGACGGAGGAGCGTATGGCGGAACTAAAAAAGTTACGCAAAGATTGGGCTGAACTTAGAGCCGAGAAAAACAGAGATATGCAAAAAAGAAGAATGGAAAAAGCCTCTGAAGCGGTAGGAGACTATGACAAGGCGCAAAAGATTTTCGAGTCAAGAACTCTAAGAGAGCAAAACGACAGTTTAGATTATTACAAATAAAAAAAGGGGCGATGCCCCTTTCTTGTTATCTATATGCTGAAAACTCATCCTTGACCTCAAATGAGGGACAAGCCTTTTTCGCAAACTCTCGGTGTCCATACACTTTAATATCTCCACCAAATAAAACATTAATAGCAGATACTAAACGTTGCATTGAAATCTTTTGTGCTTCTGTTCTTGTGTCTTTAGCGTCAATGTTTTCATCTACACCACCGATATAACAAATACCGATACTACCTTGATTTCTTCCCTTTGTGTGAGCGCCAATCTTGTCAAGCGGTCTACCTGCTTGGATAGTACCATCTAACTTAATTACATAATGGTATCCACACCCATTCCATCCTCTGTCCCGATGCCAACGGTCAATGTCGTTAACATCAAAGTCTTTTCCTTCAACTGTTGCTGCACAATGGATTATTACTTCTTTAATATTTCTCATAGTCGTCTGCCTTTAAGATATTGCTTTAGCATTGCGTTTGTCGCCCTGCGTCTTTCTTTGTATTCCTCGAAAGTCTCTCCTTCGAGTCTTGCGTTGCTCATACTTGCGTAACGCTCTTGTAAGATTTTTTCGTCTGTCATTTTTCAGTCCAAATTAAAAATTGATATTCCAAACTCCCATCAAACCATTCGCTGATTACCGCTACTGAGTCGTAGTCTGAATCTATGTAGTGGTTTTCTTTTAATCCATCATATAGTTCCACCCAAGATGAGTCAGAGTTTGCAGCAAAGTAGTTTATATATCGCTTATCTTTTTTAGTTATTGTAGAGTCCCATTCGTATATAACTGTATGAAACGAAGAGTCCGAGGGCGCAACATTATACGAGATATTGTTCTCTATACCACCATTACTCTCAACAAAACAAATACAGATTAGAAATAAGGCATATAATAAATTTTTCACTTTGATAATATATTATAATTAGTAACAATTCAAAGATACAGGATATTTTTGTAAAAAACAAGTGCCCTTTGTAGTTTATAATAAAGAAAATAATTTTTACTATCTTTGCAAGACAAACTAATTTTATTTATTTATGGCTAATGAATTTGAAAGTGCTGCAGAAGACTTAGGTATTAATTTAAGTAGTACACCACCAAGTTTTTTAACAGGTGAGGAAGCATCAAACGAAGAGCAGGTAGAGTCCACCGAACAGATTAATGATGATGTTGAAGAGACTGACGTTCTTGAAAATGAAGAAATAGAATCTACTGAGGTAGAGTACATTGAAGATACTGAAGACGAGAATTACGTTGATAATACCTACGAGGAGGATTACAGCGATGATGATTTACTTGCAGAACTTGAAAGAGAGCAAGAAGAAGACGACGCCTACTATGAAGAAGTCTTGGAGTCTGAAGATTTTTACGACGAAACCGAAGAAGATAACATCTCTGATGAGGAGTATGAAGATATGCTGTTTGAAGCCGTAGGCGAAATGCTTGGTTACGACGGAGTGTCTAAAGACTTGTTGTTAGAGAGACTAAATACGCAGACAGAAGCAACTGAACTTGACCCACGCGTTAAGGCTATTGCAGACTTTGTTGCTGAAACGGGTCGTGACCCGCAAGATTGGTTTGCATACCAAGCAATGAACCCATCCGAAATGGATGACATTACGGTAATGCGCCAACAACTAAAGCAACAGTATCCTGACCTGTCAGACTCTGATGCTGACTTACTACTTGATAACAAGTACAAGTTAGACGAAGATGTACACGGAGAGCAGGATTCACGATTAGGTAAGTTACAGTTGTCTATGGATGCCCAAAATGCCCGTAAGGACTTAGAGGGATTACGCGAGTCTTATAAAGCACCTGTTGCTCAACAGACCGCCTCTCAAGAACCTGAGGACATTGAATCGCCTATTACGGCTGAGTGGATTGGTCAGATGAGTGCGCAGGTTGACGATATGGAAGCGCTTGAATTTAGCGTAGGAAAGGATGATACTTTTTCTTTCGGATTGACAGACTCGTATAAATCTTCCTTAAAACAAAGCCAAGCGAATTTGGACGAATACTTTGACCAATACGTTGATGACAGAGGCAATTGGGATTTTGCAAAATTAAATGTACACCGTACTTTAATTGACAACATTGAAAGCATTGTAAGCGCTGCGTACAAGCAGGGTATTAGTGCAGGAACATCAAATGTAGTTAAACAAGCGGTAAATCCATCTAATGTAACGCCAAGTTCTAATGCAACAAGTTCATCTTCGTCTGAAGAAAAGGTTCGTCAACAAATATTAGATGCCCTGCAGGGTGGCGATGATACCCTGCGATTGAAATTTTAATGTTTAATGCCTAACTAAATAATATATAAAATGGCTTTTACTTCTCCGAGCGACTTTAACCCCGCTCTTATTCGTAACTTGGATATGACCAAGTATGTTTCACTCGGTGACTACATCGACGAGGTTAACAAACCTGATAACCGTGAGGCTCTTGTTAAGACTTACGGAAACCAAGGTATCACAGGATTCTTGCAAATGGTTGGTGCTGTTAAAGCACAAGCTGTTGCAGATGAGGTACAGTATTGGGAAGAAGCACGTTTGCACCAAAAGCAAACTGCATTGACTGATGGGACTACAGGTCTTATCATCGAAGTTGGTACTAACAGCGACGCTATTGTATGTCGTGAAAACGACGTATTGTTGAGCGGTTCTGACCGTTTCTACGTTTCTGATATCACAGGTAACCAAATCACTTTGGTTGCTCTTGATGGTTCTGCTACATTGTCTACTTCTGACAATGCTTCAGTTTCATTGGCTGTTATCGGTAACTTGTACGCTCAGGGTTCTGACCAACCAAGCGGTTCTTTCGAGGCTAACGTTGTTAAGCGTACGAACCCATTCATGATTATGAAAGAGGTTTACAAGGTAAGCGGTTCACAAGCAACTAACATCGGTTGGATTGACTTGGGTAACGGCGACTACCGTTGGTACGTTAAGTCTGAGGCTGACACACGTCAACGTTTCTTAGACAAGCGTGAAATGATGCTTCTTTTGGGCGAAAAAACTTCTGCTGTTAGCGGAATCTCAGGTTCTGAAGGTTACTTCGCTGCTATCGAAGACCGTGGTATTGTTGCTTCAGGTACTGATGCTGACTTCGCTTCTTTGGCTGACGTTGATGCTATCGTAGTTGAATTGGACAAGCAAGGTGGTGCTGCTGAGTACGCTATGTACGTAGACCGCGCAACTGACTTGGCTATCGACGATATGGTTGCTCAAGGTGTTTCTGCAGGTACTACTGCAGGTATCGCAGGTCAATTTGGTGCTTTCAACAATGACAAGGATATGGCTGTTGCTCTTGGCTTCCGCACATTCTCTCGTGGTGGTTACACTTTCCACAAGCACGACTTCAAATTGTTGAACGACCCAACGTTGTTGGCTGACGCTGACTTCGCAGGTGTAATGATTCCTATGGCTAAAGTTGCTGATGCTAAGACAGGTGAAAAAGCACCTGCTTTGGAAATCAACTACAAGGCTTCTAACGGATACTCTCGTGAAATGGAGCATTGGATGACAGGTTCTATCTTGGGTGCTAAAAATGCAACTGAAGATAGCGTACAGTTCAACTACCGTTCTGAGTGTAACTTGATTACTCGTGCGGCTAACCGTCACGTATTGTTAAAGAAGTAATTCTTAACAACATAGATTAATGAGAGCCTCCCATTCGGGAGGCTTTCTTTTTTATAAAACATTTTGTATATTTGCATTGTAATTTTTAATTTTATTTTATTATGGCTGATACAGTTAAACGCACAAGCGCAAAAAAATCTGCGACTAAACCCGCACAAAAGGCTAAAGCAGCGGCAAAACGCCCCGTAGCCAAAAAGAAATCTGCACCAAAACCAACGGTATTTTCTGTTGTAAAGGGCGGTGGTATTTATTACAAAATTCCTCAAAAAAACATTATTGTATTTGACGAAGAACAAGGGTATAACCGTGAAATCCGTTATGCACGTGGTGAGCGCTCTATATTTGTAGATGAGCAATCTCCTTCTGCACGTCGTGAAACTATTGTGTTTCGAGACAAAGCATTAATGGTTCTCCCAAGTCAACCTGAACTCTTGTCTTATTTACGTATGCACCCTGCTAACGTAGCAAATGGTGGTAAAATTTTTCAAGAGGTAAACAATGAGTCTACTGCAGAGCAAGATGTAGAAAACGAGTTTTTGGTACACGACGCTATTAGTCTTATCCGTTCTACATCACTCGAAGAGTTGATGCCTATGGTACTATCATATGGTATTGATAGCGAAATGTCGTCTGTTGAGATTAAAAAGGAGTTGCTAAAGTTTGCTAAGTCTAATCCTAAAAACTTTATGGACTTGTTTTCAAGCCCTGTAGTACAGATTAAGGCTGACGTACTTACTGCGATTGACTTCCAAATCTTAGTTGCAAAACCTGATGGTATGTATTGGGGTGACAATAACGCACTTATCTCTCCTACTCCGATGGGTCAAAATACTGTTGAAACTTTTACTCGCTTCCTTATGACTGAGCGAGGTAATACTGTTCGTGATGAACTGCAACGACAAATAGATAGTCTATAACACGCTTATCCCCCTTATCATTGGAACAGGGCGCTTAGGATAAGTATTTTTTTGAAGGGTCACCAAAGGGTGGCTCTTCTTTTTTTTCGTATATTTGCATATAATAAAGTAAATAACAAATGGCTTCTGTTTACGAGGTATATAATATTATTAAAGACTTAGCGAACAAAGACGAGAGAGGGATGATTAGCCCCGCTCAGTTTAACGCATTCGCAGGTATCGCACAGCAAAAGGTTTACAACGGATTATTTGAAGAAATTCAAGACAATAAACGTAAATCTATTCGTCAGGTTGATGCAGGTCGTGATAAGAACCGTGTAAAGCAAATACAAGAGGATTTAGCGCACTTCTCTAAGTCTGCGACCCTAACCTCCCCAAGCAACGATTTAGGCTCTTTTACGAAGCCTGAAGACCTTGCACGTATTATTTCTATGACTACAAGTGGAGATTGGTTCCTAGACCAAACCACATCTAACAGAATCCAAGCGGTGTATGACGAGGAAAAGATTGATATGATTCTTCAGTCTACACTATCTGTGCCTACAGAAGATAACCCTGTAGCACTCGTGTCGCAAAACATTCAAGTGTTCCCGACATCAATTAGAAAGATTAAAGTTCGCTACTATAAGCAACCCGAGGGTATCAACCCTGTTACAGACGCTCAAACTGCGCTGTTGCCTAAGTTTGGGTACACTATAGACGCTAACGGAGTAGAGGTGTATGATGTAGACACATCTGTAGACTTTGAGTTACCGTC